TCAGGGTTCACGGCTCTAACAACCCACTCTGTATCTTGAACTTGTTTTATTATTGCATTATGAACCATATTAACAAAACCTGATTTTGCGTATTCTCTGAGTTCGATGAGATTTTCTCCACGAGGTTTACCAAAATCAGAGTAAAAGAACCAGTTGTAGTAAGGATAATTATTCGTGTTAGATAATTTTTCACCACTGAAATTAAAAACAGAAAGACCGCTAGACTTGGCTTTAATCGTATCACTACTAATATTTTCCCAAGCTATCTGGCTAACCATGTTTTTTTTTATGTTTTTAAGGCTTTAAATATACTAAGCAAAAAAGTAACCTCCTCTCGTTTCTTGTAGCTCGAAAAACATACGCATCATTACGGCGTCACCTGTATCGCTTGATCGACCTAGAATTTTTTTTATATCTTCCTTTGAAATAACAGAAAGAGGAGTATCTTTGTCCACATTTTCTTGTTTTATTTGTTCTAAATCTTCGATTAATAGTTTTTTTATTTCAGAGTTGACCTCTCTATAAATTCCAATCTTTCCATTATTGACTAGATTAGCAAGTTCAAACCAACACTGTGATTTAAGATTTTTATAATTTCTCTGAACCTTATCACTTTCTCTTTCTATTTTTTTCTTTATAGGACTTGAACCATTAACGAAGCCTTTAACTTTAAGATCATTAACTAAACCAAAACCAACACCATCTTCATCTACTACACATCTTGATCTTGGAATGTTATTCTTTATAAGTAACTTATCTAAGTCTATACTAGTTATATTATCTTTTAGTATTATTTCAGTTATATACAGTCCGTCCCATATAACTATAACAGTCTTATCTCTACCCCTTCCCGCCACGTCTACACTGCAGTAAGAAAGACCTCTTTCTGCCCCATTTGTAAAAAGATCTACAATAGATTCATAATTAAAAAGTTTCGTAGGATCATCATCATATTCCCAATTACCAAGCATTAATCTTTGCTTAGTTAACTCTGAAGAGATAGATTTTAAACTTTCAATGTAGGATGCGGGTATATGTGGATTATCAGTATACAGTGCCTGAATAAAGGCTATATCTTTACTTAATTTTCCTTCTTTCCAAGGTTTATAAAATTCATAATAAGTCCAATTCTTAGACGGATTACAAGTCATTAATATCTTTGGCGGGATATTATATTCCTTGTTTTTCTGTCTACCTATTCTTGTTTTTAATACTTCGAAAGCACCAAAGTCTATTTCTCCAACTTCTTCAAGAGCACCACTTGTGTATTCTAAACTACCAAATCTTTGAAATAGTGGATCTGAAGGTAATAATTTGACATCTAAAAGGTCAATTCTACTGCCGTTTGTAAATTGTATATAATTGTACTGTCCATTTAGATCCCAAACATCTTGTGGTATTTTATGTTGTTCAAAAACCTTAAGTAAAGTTAGATATGTAGAACCCATAATTCTTTTTAGTTCTTCTCTTGCGATAAAATATTTAGTACCGGGATATTTTAAACACATATAAACTATCCATTCACATGTTAACCAACTTTTACCTGATGAAACTCCGCCACCAAAAAGGATAAATCTAGTTTCTTTGTCAAATAGTTTGAGCCATGCTTCACCCTGTTTAACAGTTGGCTTAATATTCATTTCTAATTGCAATTTACACCCCATGATTTCCTATGGAAAAAGAACCTATGTTTCCTGTGCAAACTACTTATTTTCTTTAGAGTTATGATCTAACTCGTTTACAGGAAGTTTTTTTAATTCAGGGGTATTTTTTTCCACAAGAAGTCTTAATTCTTTAGGCATTTCAAATGTTATTTTTGTATCTATAACTGTTGTATTAGTTTGTTCTACTTTAATTGCCTTACCGAATCTCTTTTCATGCCAATCTAATAACATTCTTTCGATAATAGCCATTCCGTTTAGATTATCTTCTTTCTTATAGGCTGATTTAAGCGATTTTAAGGCTATTAATCTATCTAATAAACTTAGATTATTATCAGTCATTAGTTCATATAATTCTTTAGAGTCACTGTCAGTTAATCCTTTTTGTTTTAGCCATCTTAGTTTAGCAGCTATACTTTTATTAGGAGATCTAGATAAACCCCCCTTACGGCTTATTTCCCTTGCTTCTTCTTTGGTTCTAAGGGTTACTGGTATAAGATCAGATTGAGCCATTTATCTCACCTAAAAGAGTCTTTACGTGCTTACATTTAAGTTTATTTTTACCTGCAGGACAAGAACAAAAGATCTCATTTTCGTCTCCTTCAACTAGATAATATTTTCCTTTATCTTTTTCACTTTCTCCAAAGCCTGTTAGGTCTAGATCAAAATTTAATTCTTTCAGTGATTCAAGTTCTATTTTAAGAGCATCATAGTCCCATTCTGCGTATTCTGAAGACTTATTATCCATTATTCTAAAGGCTTTTATTTGAGCGGGTGTTAAGTCATCTGCTATAATTACCGGGACTTCTTCAATTCCTAATTTTTGTGCTGCCTTAAGCCTAGTATGACCTGCGATGATTATATTTGACTTGTCTATTATGATTGGAACTTTAAATCCAAATTCGTTTATAGAATTAGCCACTACATCAACAGCACTATCGTTATTTCTTGGATTGTTTACGTATGGTATCAAATCTTCTACTTTTTTGTAAATAATCCGCAATTTTTCCATTTTAATTTAGGCGATGCATCTTTACCTTACGCAAATGTGCTTACGTAAGCCGACCTAAAGATCGTCATCTCTACCCCTTCCATGCTATTCTTATGACTAAGGTTATTAAGTAAATTAGACCTAAAAGGGCTAAAATACCTATTAAACTACCTAATAAACCCCAAACAGGATTAAATTTTGACTTCATTTACATCAACTCCTTTATTTCTTTGTCTAACCACAGTTTTATTACTTTGATTTTGTCCTTTTCTGGATCTTCATTAAATCTTTCAGCTCTTTTGGGATCTGTTTCTATTTCCCAAATAAATCCGTTATTTAGGTCAACTATGTCTCTTCTAAGACCACTTCTATTATCTGTTGCTTCTGTTATAAAATCATGACCTATTTTCTTTAATTCATAACAGACATCAAATTTAGCTTTTTCATGTTCGTAAGAATTTGTAGGGGTAATATAAATGGCATTTTTAGCTCTTTTAGTCATATTAGCACTGCCCGGACAGTGATATTTTCTTATCGTTTCTCTTATATTCATTTGTTCACTGAATTTCATAACCATACCTCTTTTAATAAGTTGTAGACTTTAAAGTGTTTATCGTGGATCTTCTCTACAGTAATTATCCCTTGCTAATTCTTCTCCCCGTATTGTTTTCATAAACTCTTTTATATTCATTCTATCCTCCTCTTATAAACTAATTTACTGTGTTTTAGCCTTTCTTGCTTGTCTTTTGGCAATAAATCTATTTTATATTCATGATCTTCGTAGGGGATGATATATATTTCCCCATCAAAGACAAATATTAGCTTATTTTCTAAGTAAATAGTAAAAAAACTGGGCATGTTTATATGTAAATTACTCTTATCCCAGTCTATCCTTTTTACTACAAACATTTTATTTATCGAAATTTTCCAAAACTTCCCTGTATACTGGATGGAAAATATCGTTTATTTCCATTGGTGTAATTGCTTCGGCTAAGATATTTGCTTTCATGTTCGATCTCTCTATCTTGTCTGAAACTCTCAAATAACCCTTTTCTGCTTTTAATACTGCCACCTTTTGCTTTACTTTTTCTACCATATCGTCTAGTTTTGGTTTTAAAACAGTTTCACATTTTAATTTAAAATCTTCAAATAGTTCCTTATTCTGCAATAATTCCCTCTGAAGAGTTTTCCAAGATTCCTCTTTTATATCTTTCTCTAATGCTTCCATCCTTTGTTTATTCTGAGCTAGAGCTGTGTCTATCTGTTTATATGAATTAAATGCTTCATTTAAATCCATTTTAACAATTTGTACTGTCGTAAATAGATAATTACCATCTACAATTTCTACCGTCTTTTCAATTTTTGTCGTTTCCATTTTCTAACCTCATTATTCGTTTTAAATCCTTATCAATTAAGATAAGAAGAGCGTCAGTTTGATTAATCATGCCCATTTTGGCTTTTACTTCTTTTAATTCAGATATTACTTCTTCCAGTAA